TGAAGCAGTTCGAGACGGAGATAGACACGGCTGAACCCGTATACGGAGGGGGCATTCCGATGGAGGGGGAGGCGGAGAAAATGGTGGTTGTCGGTACGGAAGAGGGATTCAAGGCGGTAGAAAAACGGAGCGAAAGCCGTCCAGAGGGGTTCTTCAAGAGAATTTTCCGCCGCTTGGGGTTTTTACCAAAGGGCAATTTACAGGAAAACCCTACTAGGGCTAGTGCGCCTCAAGAGGGAATGAAAACAACGACAGGAGAACAAAATGGCAATCAATAGCAAGAACTTTGTGGACATCTCCACCACATTCCCTAAAGCGGGCGCGACGAATAGGGCATTTGGCGGGATGGTGTTCACTCCTAATGGGTTGTCCGGCATCTCAGTAGATGCCAATGGGCTTCCAACTCCCAAGGACGAAAATGGCGAACCTTACCCAAAAGAAGCGGAGACATATGTAATTAAGGTTGGCAATGAATCTTACCCATTTGTTTGGGACGAAGAGAAGGGCTATGTAGCCACAGATGGAGATTCAAACTATTATCCAGCCAATGCGTTTGAAATCTCCATATGGATTGCCTATGAGAAGGGTAATCCGATAGGGCTGTCGCTAGATGATGCTCTCACATACTTCGGCATGAACTCTAAGGAATACGAGTTCGCGGCGGGCTACTATTCCTTTACAAGTCCAACCGGACGGTTCCCTAGCAAACTGAAGTTCAAGAAGCAGGATGCCAACAAGACACTCTTGGAAAACTTCACGGACCTTGATAAGGCTACTAATCAGTTTGGGGCGTTTACGTTCCTTGCTCCCGATGATAGTTCTAGTTCCACGGCTAATGTTGACGACGACTACCTCGCGCAGTTGCTGAAGGTTGCGGTGTACAACCATTCGCTCGACACCAAGTATCTCTTTGTCGTGAACCAGAAGGCGCAGAGCGGCGCTACCGACTATCTGTCGGCAATCACGAACTGCGGCAAGTTCAGCAAGGTGTCGGGTACGTGTTTCGTGTACGGCGCGACGGATGTTTCCGCGTACATGCCTATGGCTATCCTCGCCAGCACGGACTATGCAAACGGGCAGGTCGTGAACTTCATGTTCAAGCAGTTCGCGAACGAAGAGCCGACCGTGCAAGACCAGAACGTGTACTCCGCCTTCAATCAGGGACTCGTCAACTTCTACGGGCAGACCCAAACGAACGGCCAGACGCTGGACTTCTTCCAGAGGGGCTTCAACACGAACGGCACGGACACGGCTTCCTACTGCAACGAAATGTGGTTCAAGGCGGAGTGCGAGACGGCGCTCCTCAACCTGCTCATTTCGAACGAGAGGATTCCCGCAGACCAGAACGGCGTCGCTTCTGTCAAGATTGCGGTTGCGGACGTGTGCTCCGTGGCTTCCCGCAATGGAAGTTTCATGCAGAAGGAGGCATCGCAGGCAGACCGCAAGACTGTCCGCGAAATCGTGAACCTCTCCGGCGGCGAAGAGCTGGAGGTGGACGGGATCATCGTGGACGTTGGCACGAAGGGCTACTCCATCTATGCCTACCTCTCGGAGATGGCGGATGCGGACAAGCTCGGGAAGACCTCGGAGAAGATTATCGTCTACTACGTGTTCTACGGAACGGCGGACAGCATTCGCTTCATCAAGGGCAACGATATCCTTCTCAAGTAACAACAAGAACAGGAGTGTGAAATATGGCTTGGGGTTTCAGAATCAAAGACGTATCCTTCGCGGGCTCTTCCGTCACGGTCGGCGGCGTAACCGTCACCGACTTCATGGACGATGCTAACCCCGTGGAGTTCCAGGACGTTGAAGTTTCGTCTGTCGGCGTGAACTGCAACGGCTCGATGATCCGCAATGCGAAGCCGAACGTCATCATGATGTCCGTGACAGTGATTCCGGGCAGCCCGTCCGACACGGGGCTTTACAACCTCTGGAAGAGGTATCGCGTGCAGGGCACCTGGAATGCGCAATGGGAGCAGAGCCTGTCGGCTTCCGTGACTATCGGGTCTGAACGCGGCTCCCGCACGTACACGGACGGAACGATGGTGTCCGGTCCCGGCGGCCCTTCTTCGAACGGAGAGGGCAAGATGTCGGGACGTACCTACACGTTCGCATTCGTGACGGCGCTCTAACCGAAGAGCGACATACGGCGGTGGTGCTTGCCGCTGCCGAACGGCAAGTTCCACTCCCTCGAATAGGGGGGTGGAACTTGGCATTAAGAGGAGGCTATATTATGAATAGCAAAATTTATGATGTGTCATTTGCG